CTAACCGATCCTTGCGCGTGCAGCCAGCCTGCCAACCAGTGCAACGAGCGCGGCGACGGCTACCACTGCCTGCACGATACCGTCGACCAGCTCCGTCATTTCTGCATCATCAAAGGTAAACCCAAACAACGCCGCGATCGAGGCAACAATAACTACTAGTGATGCCCACACCGTTCGCGACAGATACCACGGCTTTACCTCTTCCATTTAGCTCTCCTCATCTTAAGTGAGCATTACGCGGCACCGCGCCGGAACGCCGGCACCGACGGACGAACTGACTTGGCGAACGGTGACTTCAACCTCGCAAGGCCGATCCGGAAAATCCGCCAGCGCCAATTCCTCTGGATAAGTCCACGAAGGCGTCGCGACCTCCACCACGCGCCGCGCCTCGCCCTCCTCGCCCGCCAGCTCAATCCGGTACTTTTCGCTCTCCTCGCCGAGCGGAATATCCTCGGCCAGCCAGGCATCAGCATCGATCCGCCCGCGCCGGATCCAGCTGATCGCGACGCTGCCGTCGTCCTGCTCCACCGCCTTCAGATGCACCGGCGACAGCGGCAGGCGCGCCCGCATGCCGCCTGCCTGCTGTGCCGAAACGAAGTTTCGCGTACCGGGCGTCTGGCCGGCCGGCCCCACGCGCCAATTGAGCACCAGGCCGCACTGTTCCGGCGTGAGCCCCGCGCTCACCACCGCGCTGTTGAGCAGCACAAACGCCGCACCAGCCTCATTTCCGGTCCGCATTGCGTCTTCAGTGCCAAGCTGCGCCCGCAGCAGCTTTGTCAGCCGCCAGATGCTTGGCGCGATTTCCTCTGCGGCGGCAAACTGCAGCACTTCCCATTCGCCGCTCTCTGACCGCAGGGCCGCGACATTCGCGCCATTCAGCAGGCTCGCCATGCTGACGCTGGCGAGTTCGCCGCCGAACAGCTTCACCGTCAGCGAGCCGGCAAGATCCATCCTGGCCCGAGGTCCGGGTTCCAGCGGCTCGACGAGTTCGCCCATCGTCGCCCTCGTTTCGACTGCGGTCATAAACTGGAACGAGCTCTGCTCCGGCGAGGCATAGACCGCCTGCTGCCGCCAGGGATCGGCGAATGCAGCAATCCTGAACTGCTTTTCGAAATCGGCGGTGCCGGGCAGCATCGGCAGGTCGAGAAGCATGACATGCGGCGCCCCCGCGAATGCCGGCGGGCGGTAATTGCTGTCGCCGAAGCCGAGCCCTTGCGGCGTAGGAACACGCCGGCTCACCCGGCGCGCAACCACCTTGCAGCTCCAGCCCTGCTCGACCTCCGTCACGAGGTAGTCGTAGCCCGCCTCATCAGCATCCAGCCGCACGACGGCGCCGACCTCGATTGCGGTCGCATTCGCCGGCACCGCAAAGCCGATCGTATCTCGCGCAACATGGCGACGCTCGAGCCAGTCGCTGATCAGTGCCGCAGCGCCTTCACGATGAATGCTGCCGGGAAGCGACAGCCGCTCGATTGAAGCCTCATGCGCCCCCGGCCGCACGACCCGCACAACGGCTGCCTGATACTCCGCAAAAGGTTCGATGAAGCTCACCTCGGCCGCGTCGTTCAGGTCGCGCTGCGGCATGCGCGTCCGCTCCAGCGTGGCGCCGCCTTCCTCCACGACGAGCTCCGCGACGGGAAAGACCTGCTGCGCAGCATCTTCCGACGAGAACCGCAGCCGTCCGTCCTCTTCCCTAGCCACCACACCGAAGAGCTGCGCAAAGGGCTCCAGCGCTGCCCGCGCGGTATCCGGCGCATCTGTCAGGTAGCCATAGAGACTTCCGGCCACCAGCTTCGTGTCGGCCGCCGGCAGCCCGTGACCCTTCAGGATCGCCTCGACCAGATCAGCGCCGAGCACCCCGCACAGCCTGCCGTTGAGCCAGTGGCCGGCGCTCCAGTTCTCGCCATCGGCCCAGATCTCGTCATGCAGGGGAAAAGCCGGGAACGGCCGCGCGTCCCATGCCCACACGCTGATACGCACCCTGTCGACCATCCGCCCGCCATAGACTGGCGAAACCGGATTCTTCGCTTCGTCGAAGTACGGGCTCTCCGGGTCCCAGTGCTGATAGTGCGCCTGCAGGAACCTGGCCGGCGCCTCGTCCGCTCGCCCGCCGTTCGAAAAATACGGGATCGCGTTCTCCGACGATTTTCTGTCCGGAAACACGTTTGGCTGGTTGGGGCCCTTATCGACCGCCGGGCAACCAAGCTCCGTGAACCAGATCGGCTTCGAACGCGGCAGCCATGCAGTCGGCTCAGCCGCCTCGACCCCACCGATCCGGTTGAAGTGCTGGTTCTCCCACCACGAGACCAGGTCCTTGTAGCGGAAGACCCACGGCTTGCCATAGGCGCCGTCGGTGATCGGCGAGCGCTCCCGCGCCTCGCGGGCCTCCGCGCTTGCATAGTACCAGTCAAAGCCCTCGCCGGCGCTCACCTGGCTGCGCAAACCGTCAATGTCGTAAGGCAGGCGGAATCCGTCCGGGTTCCCGCCGTCGATGTCTTCGTCGCGCCAGTCGGCGAGCGGCATGTAGTTGTCGATCCCGACCGCATCGACCGCCGGATGCGCCCACAGCTCGTCGAGGTGAAAGAACACATCGCCAGAACCGTCCGGCGGCTGGTGCCCAAAATATTCGGTCCAGTCGGCGCCGTAGGTGATCTTTGTGCCGCTGCCCAGAACGCTGCGGACATCGGCGGCCAACTCGCACAGCGCCTCGACGAACGGGAATTGGTTGTCTGCGTCGCGCAGCGTCGTCAGCCCGCGCAACTCGGAGCCGATGAGGAAAGTGTCGACGCCGCCTGCTAGCTCAGCCAGCCCTGCGTAGTGCAGCACCAGCCGGCGAAAGCCCCAGTCGTCCTCGTCGCCTGAGAACGCGATCGCGCCTTCCTCGACAGCGAAGTCCGCTACATCCGCGCTGCCGCAGAACGCGGCCACATCGTCCCGAATTTCTGCAGACTTGTCCGGCGATCCCTCGCTTCCCGGCGCCGGGATGCAGCTGATGCGCCCGCGCCACGGGAAAGGTGCTTGCTCGTCCGCGCCGTGGGGATCAGGCAACCCGTTGCCGGAGGGGACATCCATCATCAGGAACGGGTAGAGCGCAACGCGCAATCCCCGGCGCCTGATTTCCTGGATGCAGCGGACGACTGAAGCATCCGACGGTGTGCCGCCATAGCACGCGACGCCGTCAACGTAGCTCACCTGCTCCGCCTCCTCGCGCACCTGACCACACACGCGCCAGGGCTCCGAAAACTCGAGCGCCGTGTTCTGCGTCACCTTGGGCCTGATCCTGCAGTGCCCCGCGCGCAAATCGTCGCCGAACCAAGTGACGACGATGGCGATCTCCTCGAGGTTCGGGCACAGCGCCTGCAGCTCGTCAAGCGAAGCAATGAGGTCCGTCGGCCCATGCAGGACATTGCGGTTGACGTAGATGGTCACGCCTGGACTCGGCGTATGGGTCACCGGTTCCGGATCGAGCCCGTACTCCGTCGCACCCGGCAGCAGCGCGACCGATCTGATCTGCCCGTTAAGCTCCCCCACCGGCCGCATCACCTCGAACTGAAACTGCGGGATGCGGTTGCCGAAGTCGCCGAGCGGAAAATGATCGAACACGACATAGGCCGTGCCGCGATAGGCCGGTGCCTTGCCGTCCTGCTTCGCCGCAATCGGCGGATCAGGAAGCTGGTCCTCTGACCCGATGTAGACGCGGACGTTGAACTCTTCGAGATCGAGTTCACGCCCATCCGCCCAGATGCGGCGCACACCCGCGATCTCGCCCTCGCACAGCGCAAAGGCGAAATTACCGAAGTAGGCGTAGGTGGTCGTGGTGACCCGCGGCCCCGCTTTGCCGCCTTGGCGTTCGACGGTTTTCGTCTCCTGGAACCTGGTCGCCCAGATCAGGTTGCCGCCAACGCGCATCGTCCCGTAGACGCGCGGGATCGGCTGGCCTTCCTCGGCAAGGAACGGGCGCGGCGCCCCCAGCCGTGGGCCTTCGATACGGCGATGCCCCTGCAAGAGCGTCTGATCGATGGCGTAGCCCGCCATCGCGCCGGCGGCCGAGCCGATCGCGCTGCCGATAGGCCCAAAGATGCCGCCGAGAAACGCCCCGGCTGCCTGGAGTATAATTGTCGCCATGGCTGGCCCGCTCAGCTCGTCTTGTCAGGAAAGGCGAAGACGCCGGCGATCCGCCGCCGCCACTGCGGCACGAGCGGCGAGATCATCACCGCATGCCCCTCATAGGCGTGTAGGAACGCGTTCTCGCTCACGAGAATGCCGACGTGCTTGGCTGCATGCTGCGGACGCCAGCGGAAGACCAGCAGATGGCCCGGCAGAGCATCCCCGATCGGCTTCTCGACTGCATGGCGTCGCGCCGCCTCCAGCAGCCTGTCGCGGCCACCCAATTCAGCCCAGTCCGGCGAATAGGCGCCGGCCTCTTCCGGCTCCGTGCCGTAGACGTTCCGCCAGATGCCGCGCACCAGCCCGAGGCAGTCGCAGCCGACGCCCTTTCGCGAGCCCTGGTGGCGATAAGGGGTTCCCACCCAGCTCATCGCCTCGGCGAGGATTTTTTCGCGAATGTCCCCGCTCATTCGACCAGCGCGCCGCCGTCGAACACCATTCCGTCGGCCACGTAGCGGTAAGCAGCGTCGTTGCCGGGAAGATGCGGAAAACCGCGGAAATTCAGGCCATTGCTGTATTTTTCGCGGCAGGATTTGAAGCTCTTGTCGCAGCCGGCAATGATCGTGAAGGTCGCGCCCACTTCCGGCTGCGGGTCGGCAGCCGAGACAGCGAGGAAAACCTTCCCGCCGCGCACCGCGTGATCCAGCACCGCGAAGCAGCGCCCGGCCAGCGGCCCGCTCGTCCAGCTGATCTCCCCGAGACTGAACCAGCCGGGCGTGTAGTCGCCCAACCCGATCGCCTCGAACTTGCCCGCCCCGGCAATCGCCACCACAACTCCCTCGCCCTTCACCGCCGGATCGTCGGTAACGACCTTGCACCGCCCATCGCCTAATTGCGCATCGCACTGGCGCCGCAGCACGCGCCCGTTCGGTTTGTCGAGGCTCGCGGTCAGGCTCTCGAGCTCGGCGACGAACTGTCCGTCGCGCCGCTCGATCCGCCCGATCGTTGAGGTCCGCATCCGCGCGAACTGGCTCGTGTCCATCCAGTTGACGAGGAAGGTCTCAACCTTCGCCCCGTCATAGAGGCCGGCAAGAATATCGGCCTCGACGAGGACGTCTGACGACAGCGCGCCCTCGACGTCGGCGGTATCCACCGCCATCCCGAGCGAGGTCCGCACCTCGCTCTGCGAGAAGCCGCTTTGCGGCTCGAAGGTCCTGCCACCGACCGTCAGCTTCCGGTCGTGGTCGGTGAATCCGAGCGTCGTGCCGTCACGCCGTGTCACCAACCAACAATGGCAGAGCGTGGTGCAGTCCTGCGCCAGATGCGCGGCGAACTCTTCGGAATATCCCGTCATGGCAAAAGGATCTCCACGATCGGGATCGACGGGATCTGTCCGGCGCTGAAAGCGGTCAGGCTGATCTCGATGCGATCAGCGTCGAAACGCGCCGGCACATCGAACTCGTACCCGGCCGAGACCTCTTTCCCGTCGCCGGGCGTTGCGCCCTCGGCGAAGGTGATCATGCCTGTCGTCGCATCGACCTCGAACTCCTCGCCCTCGGTGGCAACCTCGCCGCCCACCGCCACCAGCACAGTCTCCGCCACCGGCTTGCGGATCTGGCGGGCGTAGGCATCTTCACCCTCGCCGTACCACTTCACCAGCTGGAACGTTGCGGTCTCGCCGTCGCCGGTTCCGATGAACTGATCGAAGGCCGACGGTTGCGCATCGGGCGGGCACGACTTCATGTCGAATGGATCGCGGAAGCGGAATCCGTGCAGTGACCCGCGCCTCGCCTCGAAGAAGGCGACGATCTCGTAGAGGTCGGCGAGCGAGCGAACGCCCGTCCCCGCATCAAAGCGCCGGCGCGATTGCGCAAACCTCAGGTTCCGCTTTTCGCGGCCGGACGTCAGCGCGACGATCTCGTTGCGTCTTTCCGGCCCGCCGGTCGCGCCAAAGGACACGTCCTCCGGAAACCGGACCTCGTGGAAACTCTGCATCGATTGCTCCGATTTCAGAGGGTGCGCGTCCCGCGTGTCACCGCCCGCGCCAGCATGCCTGTCACCTGCGCCTCCGACTTGCGGAACGAGGCCGCATCCGGGGTCGAAACGTTGAAGACGACGTTCACCGTCCCGCCGCCGCCACCCGAATTCGCGACGCCGAGACGACCCCGCCACTTGCAAACGGCACAACGCCGCCCTTCGCGAAGGGAAGCGCCTTGCCGATCCCGCCGAACATGGTCGAAAACAGGCCGGAGGCGAGGTTCGACAGCGGCTGCAGCCCCTGGCTCAGCGCCATGCCCGCGAGGTTCATGCCGATCTTGCGCAGCATGTCGTCGAGCGACTTGCCGCTCACCACCGCGTCCTTCAGCGCGCCGGTCAGCTGCCGGCCAAAGCTCTGTGAGAGCTTTTCGAGATTGCCGATTGCATCCGCGAACGGCTGCGTGTCAGCCTCGATGCTGATCTCCAGCCTTTCCCGCTCTGCCATGTCTGTCGCCTCGTGGTTGGTCCGGGAACATCCGCATCAGTTCAGCCAGCGCGGCCCGCGTCGGCGGCGTCTGGTCGCCGCGCAGGAAGCGCAGGGCGTGCGCAAGTTCCCTCGGCGTCATTGTCCAGAAGTCGCGCGGCGGCAGCCGCAACAGGCCCAGCCCCAACGCGATGACATCGTCCCTGGGAAACCGGCGCGCACTGCCTGTTGCGGCGTTCAGGGGCCCGGCGACGCCGCAGCCTCAGCCGCGCCGAACGTGACCTGCAGCAATTCGGCGACAATCGCCGCCGCTCCCGTCGCGCCGCCCTCGATCTTCATCGCCGCCACGTCGCTCGCCTGCACAGGTAAGCCCGCACCGCGCAGCCCGGCAGCGATCACCTCCATCAGGTCTCGCGCCGAGAGTTTCCCGCTCGAAAACCTTTCGGCCAGCGCCGTCAGATCGCTCGCCGCAAAGGCGTTCTCCAGTTCCGCCAGCGAGCCCAGCGTCAGGCACAGCGTGCATTCGCGCCCGTCGATGACTGCGGAAATTTCCCCGCGCCGCCGGTTCGCACTCATGTCTGAGCCTCGAAGGAAATGACGCCTGCCGACTCCAGCGCGATCTCGAAGGCCACCTCGCCATCGTGGTTGCCGGTATATTCCAGCGCCGTGATCTGGAACGGACCGGACACCGTGCCGAAGTCCGGGATCACCAGTTGCCAGGTCGAGATCGTGCCGCCGAAGAACCGGCTACGAATAAGCCCGTCAGACGTTGCGTCCTTGAAGATGCCGGACGCGCTTAGTGACGCGCGCTGAACGCCAGCGCCACCCAAAAGCTCACGCCAGCGCCCGGTCGAATCCGCGTCGGTGATGTCCACCGCCTCGCTGTTGAACGCCAGCCGCTTGCTGCGCAGGCCGGCCACCGTCACGTAGCTCTCGCCATTGGCGAGCTTCAATAGAAGATCCTTGCCCTTCTGTGCTGCCACAGCGAGCCTCCTTACCCTCTGATGGTGTGATGGAGTGACCTGAAAGGTTAGCCGATCGGTTCGGTCACCGCCCTGAACCGCAGGATACCGTGATAGATCGCGAGGTCTTCGTCGTAGCGGACTTCCTCGAACTCGCGCCGCAGGTTCACGAGCCGGTGGCCATCGAGCTCAAGGTCAGCGTCATGCAGCGCGGCCTTGACACCATCGAGCATCGCCAGCGTCTCGCTCTTTCCCATCTCCTTCGACCAGGCGTGCACGGTGAACAGGTGCTCCGACCCGTCCTCCGTGCTGGTGCTCCAGTCGAAACCGGTCGTGCGGCCGAAGGTAAAGTAGGGGAAGGTGACATTGGCCGGTGCGTGGTCGTAGACCCGCACCTCGCCCAGCAGCGCCGTGAGCGCCAGGTCGGAGGTGACCCTGGCAAAGATCCCCCTCTGCAACTCGATTGCCGCTGCCGTCATGTTTCAGTCTTTCCCACCCTCGCGCGCTCCTCGCGATTCTCCCGCGCGCGTATCTCAGCGTATCCCGTCTCGATCTCGTCCGCCATCTGGTGCATATGCGACCGCAGCGCGCGAATGAGATCCTCAACCGTCATTCGGACTGCGACCTTCATCGTCCGATCTCCCTCGTCCGGCAAACCAGATAGCGACCCGTCTCGTCCGGATCGTGCACGGTCAGGATCTCCAAGATCCGGCTGCCGTGCTTCAGCCGCATGCCGCTCGCAGCGTCCTCGCGGTAGCGGATCGTCACCCGATGGGTCACCGTCTCCAGTGTCTGGTCGCCGCCGAACCTGCTCGTCGCCGCAACCGGTTCGATCCGTGCGAAGAAGGTGGCGACTTCCGTCCAGCTTGCATGATGCCCGCCGGCGCCATCCGGTGTGAGGCTTGCCGCCTCGAGGATGACTTCATGGCGGAACGCGCCGGGATCGATGAACTCCGTGCGCATCCTACAGCCTCCGCGCACGCCACGGTGCGATCAGCCGCTCATATCCTGCCGGATACGAGACCGGCTGGTCCTTCGGCGAAAGATGCGCGCGGAACTCGTACCAGTGCACAACAAGCTGCAGGATCGCGCGCTGGATGAGGTCAGGCACGTCCGTCCCCGCCTCACCGAAACCTGCCTTGAAGTCGATCTCGTAGCCGTTCGCCGCTTTCCTAGGGTCCGGCAGCGTCCTGAAATGCAACCGCGCCGGGCGCGCATGCGCGTCGAGCCGATAGCTCGCCGGATCGACCGTCTCACCCTCGCCATCCTCGCCGAACATCGTGATCGTTACGATCTCGCGCACCGGGTGACGGCGCAGCAGCACCCGCCCCAGCGGCGGCAGCACATCGAGCGCCAACCGCCACTGCTGGTCGATCAGCGCCAAGCCGCATGACGCCTCCACCTCCTCGCGCGCTGCTCGGATCAGTCCGGAGATCAGATCGTCCTCGCTGTCGTGGCTGATGCGCAGCATCTGCTTCGCCTCGGCGAGCGTCACCGGCTCGGCCTCGGGCGCAACCGTTCGATAGAGGGTCATCGGCACCTCGAAACTGATGGAATGAAAACGGCCCCGGCAAGGGGCAACCGGGGCCGTCGGCGAAGGGCCGGCTCGTGCCAGCCACGCTTCGCCTTATTCGTCCGCGTCGCCGAACTTCAGCAGCTTGATCGCGTCAAAGTCCTGCACGCCGCCGCCGACGCGCTTGGTCGTGTAGAACAGCACGTACGGCTTGGCGGAGTACGGGTCGCGCAGCACGCGCACGCCGGTGCGGTCGACGATCAGGTAACCGCGCTTGAAGTCGCCGAAAGCAATCGGGGTCGAGCCCGCCGCGACATCGGGCATGTCCTCGGCTTCGACCAGCGGGAAGCCCATCAGCATGGCCCGCCCGCCGGCCGTTGCCGGCGGCTGCCAGAGATAGTTGCCGTCCGAGTCCTTCATCTTGCGGATCAGCGCCTAGGTCTTGCGGTTCATCACCCAGTGCGCGTTCTGCCGGTAGCCCGCCTTCAGCGAATAGATCAGGTCGAGCAGCTTGTCGGACGGACTGGTAGTCGGGAACGCGCCGTCGACACCGGTGTCGACATAGCCGATCTCACCCCAGCTGCGCGACGCGTCCGCCTCCTGGTCATAAGCCAGAAAACCCTTCGGCTGGTTGGAACCTGTGCCGTTGATGAAGGCGGCACCTTCCTTCTCGGCGAATGCGGTCTCCACTTCGCTGACGATCCACTGGTCGAGATCGACCACGGCATCCTCGAGCAGCGACGGCGTCGCGGCCGGCATCGCATAGAGCTCCGCCGTCGGGAACTGCAGCTGGTCGAGCACCGGCGAGTCCGTCTTCGTTCGCGAGGCAGTCTCCGCCGCCCAGTTCGCCACCGGTCCCGTCACTGTGAACGGCTTGCGCAGCACCGGCCCCGACACCTGCTGTACCGAGGCAATGGATCGGATCGGCGAGATCTCGGCCAGCCTGCGACCGATCTCTGCCTCCACATTCTGCGGCACCAGATAGCCGCCATCGGCGTTGGAGCCATAGGACATGTCCTTGGTCTCGATCGCCCGCAGCTTCTGCTCCTCGCCCGAGCGCACGTAGCGCTCGAACGCCTCCTTGTGCTCGAGGTCGACGATGCTGTCTCCATCGCGGCCGAGCGCCGGACGGGCCCGCTTCAGCGCGATTTCGTCGAGCGCGCGCTTCTGCCGGTCGAGTGCCTCGGAGATACGATCCACCTTTTCGACGGTCAGCACGTCGGCGCTCTTGCGCTGTTCGACCTCCCGCAGCCGCTTGTCGTTTTCCTCGCGAAATGCCGCGAAGGTCGCCATGAACTCGTCAAAGCCGTCGGCGAGCGCGGCAAGGTCGGCCGAGCCGGACTTCGTCTCCGGCGCAACCTGGTCAGGATTCGTCATGTCCGCTTTCCTTGTTTGAGATGATGCGTGTTGCCCGGCGGATGCGCTCCGCAAGGCGGGCTTCGGTGAAGCGCGTGGCATCCCGCTCACGCACCAGTGCAGAAAAGCCGCGCGTGATGACCGCACGGGCTTCTGCGCGCGTCAGCTTCACGTCCCGCGTCAGCCAACGCTCGAACTCGCGAATGGAAGGTAGCCGCCCCATGGCGCGCTTGACGCTTTCAACGCGGGCCTCGGGCAGCATGGGAAAAGTCACGATCGAGATTTCCCAGAGGTCCGCCTCCAGGATTCGGCGCACGCCGGAGCTCGCATCCTTGCGCGAGCGCACCGTGCGGAAACCGATCGACAGCCCGTCGAGCGCTCCGCTGCGCATCAGCTCGCGCACTTCGCGCGGCCGGCCGACGCCGTTCGTCAGCCGGCCGCGCACGAACAGTCCGCGCTCGTCCTCGCGAACTTCGATCCACGTGCCGATCGGCTCGTTGGGATCGTGCTGGTAGAGCATCCGTATCCCGCCAGCGCCGCGCCTGGCGAGCGAGCGCGCAAACGCGCCCCGCTCGACCACGTCGCGGGCGAGGTCGGCCTTGCCGAACAGGCTCGCATAGCCGGTAAAGGTCCCGTCGACGTCGACGCCGAAGGTGGTATCGGCGACCTTGCGTTCGTAGCGAAGTGCAGGATGCTCATTCATCGCCCTGCTCCTTGCGAACAGCGCGCTTGGCACGGAAGAAGCGGACGAGCAGCCCAAGTGACCACCAGGCGCACAGGCTCGCCGCGGCCGAGCCCATCAGCACCAGCTCGTAAGGGCCCAGCTTGTCGTCGATGCCGAGTTCGGTCGCGATCTTCAGCCCCACCGTTCCGCCAAAGACGAGGCCGCTGGCGACGCCGATGCCGAGCCGGATTGCTGCTTCGCGGCGGGTGACCGGCAAGAGATACGCCAGCGAGATCGCAGACCCCGCGGCCGCTCCGCCGGCTCTGGCCGTCCATAGCAAGACCGTATCGTTCATGATGATATCCTCAGCTGCGCGGGCCATAGCCCACCGCCTCCCGCTTTTCGTCGTCCGTCAGGAAATCTGCCGCGCCGATCCGCGACCACAGCGCCTCGCGCTCCAGCGCAAGGCCGTCGATCTGGTCAGCGTCGAAGGAAAGCCGCAGGCTGCTGCCGAAGCGCGGCACAAGGAAGGCCGACAGTTCCGCCGCCGTCCGCGCCACGAGCGGCAGCACGGTCATGCGGTAGAAGGCACGGTTCGCTTCCTGATAGTTAGCGTAGGTGTTGTCTCCCGGAATGCCGAGGATCATCGGTGGCACGCCGAAGGCGAGCGCGATCTCGCGGCTCGCGCCGTTCTTGGCCTCGACGAAGTCCATGTCCTTCGGCGTCAGGCCCATCGCCTTCCAGTCGAGCCCGCCCTCGAGCAGCATCGGACGTCCGGCGCGCGCGGCACCCGTGTAGCCTTCCTCAAGCTCGCTCTTCAGCCGCTCATATTGTTCCTCGGTGAGGTTGCCCCCGTCCTTCGGCGCATAAACCAGTGCGCCGGACGGCCTTGCCGAGTTGTCCAGCAATGCCTTGTTCCAGCGCCCCGCCGCATTCTGGATGTCGAGCGCCATCAGCGCCGCCTGCAGCGGCGGGAAACCGTAGAGGTCGTCGAGCGGGTGGAAGAGCCGCAGGTGCAGCGCGGACCCCTCGCGCTCGCTGCCGAGCAGAATCCGGCGCTTCTTCTCTCCCTGCCGCTGTTCGAGCGCCACGGGCCAGCCGCTCGCATCGGTGACGACCGACACATGGTCGGGCCGCAAGAGATGCAGTTCGCGCGTCTCGCCAGCTTCGACCAGCTCGACATAGGCGTTGCCGGACATCAGCAGGTGCCCGTACAGCACCTCCATGAAGCTCGCTCCCGAGCAGCGCGGGTTCGGCCGCGCCAGAAGTTCCAGCAGCGGATGCTCGCTCACCTCGCTTTGCTGTTCATAGAGCAGCCACGGCACCGATGCTGCCGCCTCGGCAATCAGCCGCACGCAGCGGTGCACCGTCGGGTTGCGCATGAACCCTTCGCGCGCCAGCGTCGCATAATCGCGCCGGGTCCAGGCGGCATCTCCCTGCGCATGCAGCGCGACGAAGCCATAGACGCCGTCGCCCTTGCGCTCGACCTTCGGCCGAGCCCATGGCCAGTTCCAACCCATTGTCGAGATCCGTTAGCTGAAGTTTCTGACACGCGGCCGGCCGGAACCGCCCAGCAGCAATTCGCTCAGCGCCCAGACGAGCGCGTCCACCCGGTCGGGCGACCGGCCGCCAGAAAGCCCGTCGGGCCCGAAATCCCACATCTCGTCCTCGAGTTCGGGAAAGCGCCGCGCATGCACCACGCGGCCCTGCGCATACAGCGCCGCGACCGGCTCTGCGCGCAGCCACTTGCCGCGGCTTGCCCGCGCTTCCCTGACCGGCACCGTGGCGTCCACCGTCCGCAGCACCGCCGTCACCATGTCCCCCCTTGGTTCACTTCGGCGACGATCGCATCGGCTTCGTACTGGTGAAACAGCGCCACTGCTCTGCCTGCCCAGTCCTGCGGCCGGGCCGCGTTCAGCGTTGCGTCCTGCTGCACCACCGCGATTCCCTCGTCATCCACGCCAGCGACGATGATCCCGCAGGCGTCGGAGCTCTTCCGCGAAGACGCCGGCGGGTCGACGGCAACCACGATGCGCCGCAACTCGCCATGCTGCCCATGCGTCTGTTCCAGCAAGTCCCGCGTCCACAGCGCGTCCTGCCGGTCATCGATCAGTTCGCCGTCGAGCTCCTGCCGCCCGAGTCGCGAGCCGGCATATTGCGCCTCGATCGCCTCGATGAACCCTGACGCCAGGTTCTCCTCGTTCTCCCGCGTTCGCATCTGGGTCAGATAGAATTTCGGATCGCTCAGCAGCCGCTTCACCAGCGGCACCGGCTTCGGCGTCGTCGTCACGATCTGCCGCGGCATCGGCCCGAGCCGCAGGCCGAACTGCAGCATGTCGAAGCATTCGACCGCGTTCTTCCACTTGGCGACCTCATCGCACCATGCCGCTTCGAACTGCGGCCCGCGCAGGCTCTCCGGATCTTCCGAAGAGAACGCCTGCGCCACCGCCCCGCTGTCCCACAGCAGCCTGCGCCGCGTCGGCTCGTAGCGTGGCCGGTCGCGGCGCGAGATCGTCGCGATCCCGGACGGCCCCTCGATCATCACCTCGCGCACGTCTCCCAGCGTCTCGGCTACCAGCGCGATCCGGCCATACCTGACATCCCTTGGTGTGAAAGGCGGCAGCCCGCGCACCAACGCGCTCACCCATTCCGCCCCCAGCCGGGTCTTGCCCGACCCGCGTCCGCCCATCACCAGCCAGTTCGGCTTTTCTGCCCCCGGCCGGTACTGTGCCCCGCGCGCGCTGCCTGCCCACTCATGGGCCAGCGTCACGATCTGCTGCGGGCTGTACTCCTTCTCCAA